GCGGGATGTACCCGCTCCATCAGCCACACTGTATAGGGTGGCCGGTTCCCATCCCAAGGGGACAGGCTCGAAACACGGTCCTGTGAAGGATACGTGCCTCGTCCTACCAAGGCGAGGGGCCCCTTACGGGATAGGGGGTGCGTACCAAGTAATATGGTACATCCGTATGAACGGGATCGCACCCTCCTAATCAACCCTGTTTGGGGGCAGAAGCCCTAGAAGGAGGTTTTGTATGGGAGAGCATAAGCTTGTAGATGTCCAGACGGTAAAGTCAGCCTCCACGGCTACTTACACCATATGGATCTATTCGGCACCTGACACCTGGCCTAAACGCCAGATTGAGGAGCGCAGGTTCTACAATTACCCGGAACGCAGTGACACGCATATCCATAGCGTTAACTGCTGGAAAGGTGGTTCGTTCCGCGCGGGAACCCTCAAGCTTAGGGATGCTCGTTTCACCACACAGTCGTTCTCGTACGGCAACGCAACATGCGTATCACCCGCAGTGGGCCGTTACGACCGTATCGCCTTCGAAGGCGAGCACGGCCGGTATGACCCGCTAAGGCCACCGGCCATTCCCGACACCAGCAAGGTTGCTGATCGGGCGTGGACGGGCGCATATGCGAAACTGAACGAAGGCGATTACGACTTTGGCGCGACGCTTGGTGAGCTGAAGGAAACAATCCGGACGATCATTAGCGTCATACACCGATTACCTGTGTCCAAAGAGTTCTGGAAAACCATTAACACCGCTACTAGCGCTTTTTACGCCCAAAGGCGTAAGGAGAAGCTTTCGCGGAAGATGGCTAACGCCTGGCTCGAATGGAGATATGGTATACGCCCGCTCTTGTGGGAGGCCGAACAAATATTGGCCGCCCTCACAGAGAAACGGAAAGCTGCGGCTACCGCCGGCAAGCTGTACGTTAAACGCTCTTCTTCAAAGAGCAATAACGAATCCATTACGTCCCTAAAGGAGGTTTATGGGTTCAACGGGTTACGGTATAGCGCCGACCTCTCAGTGAAAACGGAGGTAAAAGCATACACGTCGGTATACTACACTATTGACGCTGGTAACATGCCAGCTGCGTTAGCATTGCTCAGGAAGTATGGTCTTTCTCCTGATCAAGGGCTGGCGTTAGTGTGGGAATTGACACCGCTCTCCTTCGTTGTGGACTGGTTCGTTGACATCAAGACCTGGATTCAAGCATTATGTACCCCGATCGGCATTACAATTTTAGGCGACTCGACATCGGTGAAAACATCGATAACGATGACTCGCCGCCCTACGGGTTGGTGGGCAAGTTTCCGCTCACCAGTTTGGAACCCGGATGCCAAGTTTGAGGGTATGCCAGGAAATGACGTGTTCTCCTACGAGGACATGACTCGCCAAGTCAATCGAGGCCGGCCTGGACTCTTCCAGGCCCTAACGTTCAACCCTTCTGTTTTATCGATTTCGAAGTGGTTGGACCTCTTATCACTCGCTATCACGCGAGTCACATCTAGGAGGTAGCAATGGCTATCATTAACGGCACAGTGCTGGAAAATGCCACAGGGGCATCGTACAGCGGAGGGACAAGTAAGACTTGGGCCCTCACGGGACAACCTGTAGTGGGCGGCATAAATGTCGCCTTCATGACGGATACCGATTATAGAACTAGGCGCAACGCCAGTTTCAAATCGCGCGTCCCTCAGGTAAGGAACGGTAAATTTGGCTTAGCGCGAGCCCAGGCGCTCTACGTAGTACCCATACTACTGGAAGCGGATGGTTCCGTGGTGTTCAACACGCTGCGGATGCAGCTCGACACGCACCCCGAATTGCCGTTAGCTGGATTGAGTGATATGCTCCTAATCGGCAGTCAACTGCTGACGGATGCTCAGTACTCCGGGTTTTGGAAAACCGGCGCTCTGATCTAGCTCCGCTATATTCTACCATTGGAGACCATACCATGGATGAGAATGGAAAGAAAGGACCCTTTGTGGTCGACCACGCCTTTAGATTTATTTGGCGAGGTCTCTGTGAGGACGCTCTGGCTGAGACGAATCTAAGCCGTTACACCCGTGACACTGTAAGCCGCATCTACGAAGCACTGCTTCCGTGGAAGGCTGCCACTTTGCGGGACACCTTGTCTGGCATCCGCGACCCGTGGGCGTTTCCGAAACGCGACGTGAAGTGGGTCCGTCAGTTAAGGGACTTTGGAAAGCGATTCATCTTTGCCGACGAAGGCCAGGATTTAGTTGAGCGAGCTTACGCTACATTTCAAGAAGTGCAGCGCGAGTTAGCCTCTGGATTCTTACCGAACCGTGCTACCATACACGTTCTGGGACGAGCTCGTACAATCTGCGCGGATGTCCTGCGGGATTTCTGCGTTGATGAGCAAGTCGCTTTCGGACGGTTTGCCAGAAATGCGGTTGTCGGTCATCAATACCGTAATCGCAGGTTAGACCGTAAACTAAATGGTCTTATTACAGGTTCACGCGCTCACATCGATTTCTTACATGATGTGCTAAGGTCAGACCATCACCTAGCTCGTGCGTTGAAGAACGCAGAGGAGTGCGTATCTGATGTCCTCAGTCTTAGCTTCGTCCCTAAGAGCTTCAAAGCGCTCAGATCTATCATGCCCGATACCCTAGCTGGAAGTTTCTATAATTCCGGAATGGGTGAAGTGATAAAGTACCGGTTAAAGCAGTTTACTGGTATGGATCTGGATACAGCGCAAGAACGTCATAGAAGGGTTGCACGGATGGCTTCGCTCGATTTCACACGCAACGCGCGCAATCGGCTGGCAACAGTTGATATGTCGCAAGCGTCCGATCGGGTGTCGCTTGATTTGCTGGCCTGGATATTACCTCCTCAATGGTTTAAAGTGATAATGCACGGACAAATCCGTCGTTACCAATGGTGTGGCGAAAACCATGCTATTGAATCCGCCGCGACCATGGGGTTGGGACACACGTTCGCCCTTGAAACGCTCGTACATTACGCCCTCACAAGGGCTACATGCGAAGGACTAAGGGCTTCCAGGAGACATTTTGTAATCGTTTATGGCGATGACATTATATGCCCGAGCTGGGTTATCCCATACCTAGTAGAGGTGTTTAGGAATTGCCACATGAAGTTAAACGAGGACAAGTCATACTGGGGCCTATCTGATTTCCGCGAATCCTGCGGAGCCGACTGGTTCCGAGGTTATGACGTACGGCCGGTCATGCCCGAGTGGGTAGCCGGCGCAAACGTGACGCGGGATGAACTGGCAGACTTCGTGATCAAAACGGCTAACGTGCTGTTAACACATTGGAGTCCCTTTGATATTCCTCGCACCCTGGACCGAATGTTCAAGATAATTCATTGTCTTGATCGTGACGTTCTGTTTGTACCTCCTCATTTTCCCGATTCGTCGGGGATAAAGACCAGCGATAAGGCGTTGTGGAATACTACAGCGTCGACTTATAAGGGAAAGCCGACATGGCTTATCTCCACTAAGTGCTGGGATTGGGTTGACGGCTACACGCGGTGTGAGAACGAGGATGCAATCCTCTGGGAAGCCATGAGAGCACGATTTGTGTCGTACCTCACAGAACAACGTAGGTGCGTCGAGTTTTCAACGCCCATGCTCACGATGCGGAAGCATAAGGTGCGAGGGAAGGTACGCTGGAAAGCGTGCCTTATCGACCCAAACGCCGATAAGCGCCGTACCCAATGCCAGAGGCCTGTGCCCGTCGGTAGTGATACCGTGTTTTCGGTTGCAAGGCCAGGCTGCTAGGACACTTTTCGTAACCTAACACCCCGGAGCACCGGTGGGCTTAGCCCGAAAGGGAGAAGTGGGGGAGTCCCCTAGGGAGCTGTCG